TTTATTAATGTGGGCAGTTTTATTTCTGCGCTCACACCTAAGTCTGGAGTTGATATACTGGCCTCGTGCACTACGATCGAGCTGGTTCAGCGCATAACCCGTACTTACGGGTCAGCGTCGTTCTCTACTTGGACGCAAGCTCGGGCGCCGTCTGGTAGTACTTTTTCAGAGTGTCGGACTAAGTATCGCCGACCTTATGTCGATCCACCTGCTGTGACCTGGAGAACGGATAACATCCGCGCTATGGGGCACAACGTATTGCAGTTGCTCGATATATTTGCTCTGGTTTCTCAACGTCTACGTTAATTAAAGTGGACAAATTATTAAGGAATTTTCCCTATGTCTTTGACCATTAACACTCGCGCCTATACTGCCGATTTGGCTAGCTCTGGTAATGCCCAACCTTATGTTGGGCCCGCACATACGATTACCGTGATCGATAAATTCGAACTCGGTCGTGTGCAGCCGAAGCCTACCAAGACTTTCAGCGGTGTAGCGCGTGCTCGTGTAAAACAGAGCAAGACGCTGACCCTTACCGGCGCACTGACTACGACTGGAGTCTTAATTTCCAATCATGAAATCAGTGTTCCCGTAGGTGCTGCTTCTGCGGACATTGACGTGTTTTGTGCCGATCAGCCTAGCTGGTGGGCTAACGCCGCCGCTAAGACCCTTTGCAAAACTCTGAACCTCGTCAATTAACATTCGTTAATTGGAGGATTCTATGCAAAGTGCCGGGATAATCGCAATGGTGTTAATCACACTGTTGTTAATCATCCGCAGCGACATTGGGCAACCGCCCAGTGCCGTGATCGCTAATAAAGGAGATCGTTATGAAATCCCTCAAACACTACAAAGCGCTATTAAAGCGCTTCAGTGTCCCCCAACCGATCCTAGTAATTAAGGACCTGCTGGGTATAGCAGTTACTTCCAACTCATATGACCAGACTACCCAAATTCGTGTCTTGCTGTACCTTAAGCTTGACATGTTCAGGGAACTAGTTGTATGGGCTGATGCTATTACGTCTACAGAGTATGACGATCCGGAAATGCATTACCGGATGCATCAGTTAGCAAATCTGATCCGAAAATATCCTTTCCCAGCTGAACTAACCGGACTTGATCCGGAAGGCGAAGCTGTGAAGAAATTTGCATTTGCCGAAAGGCGCTGCAAGTGGGTTAATAGGATTTTCACCGTCTATAATAAGGGCGGTGGGAAGAAGCATCACAACGAGCTCAATCGGGCTCGTGCGTGGATCGAATATGTGCTCGGCCAAAAGCCGGACCTAATGTCGATTGCTTCGAAGATGGACTTTTCGGAAGGCGCATCTATTGGAGTGCACGGTAATGCGACCAACTATGCCAGAAAACTAATGGCCTCTAGTTGGACCGTAACCCCAGGGTGCAGTGTTTACTTCCTAGGCGGTGCGTGGGCAAATTTCCATATGCGAGAGTTTATACTCGCTAGGAATGAGAATCCCGACTATCCGATTGTTTGTCTGGATAAGGAGGAGTTTGCTTCGCGCATCGCTGCTCGAACGAAGTACGTCTGTTATAATAAAATTGCTTTTGTTCCGAAGACAGCCAAGACCCATCGGTCTATAGCTGTGGAACCGACGCTTAATTCGTTTGTCCAACGTGGTATTGATCAAGAGCTCAAAGCTCGACTCTTACGAGTTGGGTTAGATCTTCGCGATCAGACCAGGAACCAAGAACTTGCTATGCTTGGCTCTTTAGTTGATGACGATGCGTACTGCACGATCGACCTGTCGTCTGCCAGTGATACATTGGCGACTGAGGTCGTCCGGAATTTGCTACCTCCGGATTGGTTCGATCTTTTGAACTGTACGCGCAGTCCCTGCTACAAGTCTAGTGATGGCACTGTAACACGCTATCACAAATTTGTTAGCATGGGCAACGGTTTCTGCTTTCCCCTAGAGACGCTGATTTTTGCGTCCTTATGCCACGCTGCGGCAGTGTCTGAAGGCGTAGCCCCGGATTTCCGGGTCTATGGCGACGACATCATAGTCCGCAGGAGTGTGTTCCACCGAGTCGTGAAATTACTACGATTCTGTGGATTCATACCGAATCCTAAGAAGACCTTCTTTGAAGGCCCTTTTCGGGAGTCTTGTGGTGCGGATTGGCATTCGGGTGAAAACGTTAGGCCACTGGTTGTAGATGAACCCTTCTCAAATTTGGGTAAATTTATCTCCTTTCACAATGAAAGTCTGGTTCGCGAGAGTAGGCATTACGAATACTTCCGAGAAATTCGGGAGTACCTATTTAATCAGGTGCCTTTAGGGCTTCGGTTCGTCACTCTACGTGCAACTCGACCTGGCCAGATCAACTATGCGCAACGCATAGATGAGCTGTTCGGGATCGAATGGGACGATAGACACAAGGTTTATGATAAGCCTCGTGGATATATTCCTACATCCGACTCTGCCTTTTGGGTAGAGCAGGATGTCTTTCTTTCATCACCCCACGTGAAGTTCGACCGCTATACCCAGTCTTGGCAGAGATACTTACTGCACACGACTGGTGTGGCGGACGAGCACATCACTAAGGTAACTCAAGGTGGAAT